TACTTTACTTTCACCATCACGTATGTGTGGAGAAGAGTTTACACCTAGAGGATGATTTGTATCTCGTTCGTTACGATCCGAATGGTGGATATGGTTCTCATGCCTATGCATATGAGACACCCGATGGTGAAATCCATATGTTATCGGATTGGGTTTTTGTAGAACAGCCTCAAAAGGTTACTGAGAAGATAGTAGAGGGTATCATCATCTTAGAAGAAGATAAGGATGCTGACCACGGATTCATTAGATATGCAAATACCGACTTAAATTATCTAGGCGCAAGCGTTGGGGATAAGGTCTATTTCTCTAAACACTCTGACTACGCTATGGAAGTGAAGGGTGAGACGCTTTGGAGAATGAAGAACGATGACTTATTATACGTGCGTAATGGGTAGAAAGAAGTTTACATCGCTAGATGCTGCACAACGTTTGATGGGAGCTATGGAGATAGCAATCAACAATATGATTGAAGAGGTAAAGAAACCTGTTGATCCTGAGCTTAATGGTTCGGGTCGGAAGGCGGAACTACAGTCTATAAAGCAAACTGCAACAGATGCACGCGAACTTCTACAAGAGAGGCAAAGGTTGGAAGATATGATACGCTCCCTAAAGGATAGCGGTGGTATGTCGGAAGAGAACGACTTCTCAGGAGGATTTGCGGAAAGGTTTAGTAAGTAATGGCAGGACTAGTAGACATAGAGGAATATGAAGACCCCGTAGTAAATGTTTGTTCAAACGATACGAGTGGCGAGGTTATTGATATTTCTGGTCTTTGCATTCAACTTCCCGAAGTTCCCGAAGATAAAGAGATACTGTTTTACGACTTACCTGAGAAGGAGCAGTATTGGCGTAGGACTCCAATGCCTAAAGACCTACTTACCATCCGTTCTCAGGATGAATGGGCGGAAAGTCCAAGAGAGTTTAGAGCTAAGTACACCCCATATATTCAAAAAGAATTTACACGTAGGCGTGAGGGAGTATGGTTTTATAACAATGGGAAGCCCACTTACCTAACGGGTCGCCACTACATGATGCTTCAATGGAGCAAAATTGATATAGGTTACCCATCTTTTTTAGATTTTCAGCGTAAGCTATTTACTCACTTTCTCGCATGTGAGGTTGACCCCCGATCACTAGGTCAAATATATACCAAGTGTAGACGTTCGGGGTATACCAATATGAGCGCATGTATTGAGGTTGATGAAGGTACTCAAGTGAAAGAGAAGCTCCTAGGCATTATGTCTAAGACGGGTAAGGATGCTCAAGAGAATATATTCATGAAGAAGGTTGTGCCTATCTTCAAGAGCTATCCATTCTTTTTTAAGCCTATACAAGATGGTACAACCAATCCTCGTATGGAGCTTGCATTCCGTGAGCCTTCAAAGCGTATTACCAAGAACAATAAAACTTCGCATAAGGGTGAAGCATTGGATACCATCGTCAATTGGAAGAACACTACTGCTAACGCATACGATGGAGAGAAGCTCCACATGTTGTATCTTGACGAGGCAGGAAAGTGGGAGCGACCATTAGACATTCAAGATGTATGGCGTATACATAGAACATGTTTAATCGTAGGTCGTAGAGTGATTGGAAAGGCATTGGTCGGTTCAACAGTAAACCCACTAGACCGTGGTGGCGCACAGTTTAAAAAGTTGTACTACAACTCAGACCCTTATGAAAGGAACTCCAACGGAAGAACAAAAAGCGGTCTGTATAAAATATTTATACCTGCATATGACGCGCTTGAGGGATTCTTTGATAAACACGGAAACCCTGTTGTTGACGACCCGAAAGAACCCGTGGAAGGATTGGACGGAGAAGTTATAGACATAGGTGCAAAGACTTACCTCAACAATGAGCGTAAAGCATTGATGGGCGACCCTTATGAACTTAATGAGGTTATCCGTCAGTTTCCATTCTCAGAAGACGAAGCATTCCGCGACTCTACCAAGTCCTCTCACTTTAATATCGGTAAGATATACGAACAAATAGCACATAATGAAGAGGTCTATCCTTCACCTGTTATACGTGGTAATTTTATGTGGAGGGATGGGGTTCAAGACAGCGAGGTTGTATGGTCTCCCGATAGAAACGGAAAATGGCGTGTTTCATGGTTACCCCCTGAAGGAACAAGAAACAGTAAAGTGTCAAAACACGGTAAGTATCATCCAGGAAATCCACTTATAGGAGTGGGGGGAGTGGATAGCTATGACCTTGATAAGACTGTAGATGGTAGGGGTTCTAAGGGTGCATGTCATTTCTACAATAAGTTCAATATGCAACACCCATCAAATATATTTGTAGCGGAGTATGCCGAGCGCCCACCCCTTGCTAGAATCTTCTATGAAGATATATTAATGGCATCAGTATTCTATGGATACCCATTATTGATAGAGAATAACAAGTATGGTATTGTACGTTATTTTGAAGCTCGCGGATATGATGAATATGTCATGAACCGCCCTGAACACTTGACTCCACCAGGATCAGCACAAAATTCTAAGACAAAAGGTATACCCTCAAACTCTAAAGATGTTATACAAGCTCACGCTCAAGCGATTGAGGCTTATGTACATGAACATGTAGGATTAAACAATGATACAGGTAGCTATGGAAGGATGTATTTTAACCGAACATTAGAAGATTGGATTGGCTTTAATATTGATGACCGTACAAAGTTTGATATGACTATATCAGCAGGACTTGCTTTACTAGCGTCTCAGAAGGCTATTAAAGAAGTAAAGAAGAGTGACCTAAGCGATAAAGTATTTTTTAGGAGATTCAAGCCTAGAGAGTTCTAAATAATTAGCTACCAGGTATTTAGTATATTTGCATAAAAGTGGGTTTACCAATATACTGAATATGTCAAGTAAAAAGAACTACGGAAGCTTTCCAAACCCGTTAGCGTCATTTGTTGAAAAGTCAGCCAAGTCTTACGGACTCAAGTACGCTCGTGCTATCGTAAGTCAATGGGGTTCTTCAAATGAATCTAACTCTCTCTATGGTCGTAGAATGAAAGAATTCAACACCAATAGAGATTATGCGAATGGAACTCAAGATACATCTAAATATAAGCAAGTACTTAATTCACTAGACCCAAACAATGGGGATGGAACACTGCTAAACATTGATTGGTCTCCAGTACCCATCATTCCTAAGTTCGTAAAGATTGTAGTAAATAAGATTCTATCACGTGAGCCATATCCAAACCTAGAAGCAGTAGACCCACTATCGCTAACAGAAAAGGAACGCAAGAAAGCTGAGGTTCAGGCGGGAATTGAAAATCGTGAGTTCTTCAATAAAATGAAGGAAGCGGGATTAAACCCAGGTATTGAGGTGGATAAACTACCCGATAGTCCCGAAGAAGCTGAGATATTTCTTGACACCAATATTAAAGTCGCATCTGAGATTGCAGCGCAAATAGCTACAAACCTAACCCTACAGTGGAATGACTTCCCAGAGAAGACATATCGTAGAGCTGTAGAAGATTTAGTGAGCGTAGGTATGGCTGTAGTTAAGCGTGATAATGACCCTAACTATGGTTTAGCAACTAAGTATGTTGATCCTGAATATTTCATCCATTCTCAAACCGAGGATGCTACAATGTCTGACTTAAAATATGCGGGGCATATACAGAGAATGACTATTGAGGAACTCAAGCGTATTTCACGTAATGAGTTTGAAGAAGATGAATATGAAGAGATGGCTCGTCAAGTAAAGACTAGATATTCTAACGACCCTACTAAATTAGGCAATAGCTACTACGACCAAAGTATGAGCAAAACTGTATTCGGATATGATGAATACATTATTGAGGTATTAGACTTTGAGTTCATGTCTACAGACTGCTTATACTTTGAGGAAAAGGAATCACGTTTCGGAAATGTTGGTTTCTACTACAAAGGACAAAGTGAAGTACACGTTCCTTCGGGCAGTGTATTTGAGCGTAAAGCTCATAAAATGGAGCATGCTACAGTTTATGGTGGTAAGCATATTATAGGAACAAAACACATATTCAGCTACGGCTTGCAAAAGAACCTTCCTCGTAACATGCACGACATATCAAGAACACGTATGTCATATAGTGTTATAGCTACTAACTTACGCAAAATGATGCCTAAGAGTATGGTGTCTAGTGTAAAGCAGTATGCGGATATGATGCAACTAGCTCACTTGAAACTTCAGCAATCTATTGCTAAAGCAAAACCCGATGGTCTTATTATTGACATAGAAGGTCTTGAGAATGTACAGCTAGGAAGAGGTGGAGAACTCCAACCCTTGGAACTTCAGGATATCTACGAACAAACGGGTGTATTCTATTACCGCTCAAAGAACCCAGAAGGAGGATTCCAAAACCCACCTGTTCGTGAGATAGGTAATGCTATACGTAACATCCAAGAACTCATTGGACTATACAATCAATACCTTAATATGATTCGTGACACTACGGGTCTTAATGAGGTTGTTGATGGATCAACTCCTAAAGGTGACTCCCTCGTTGGTGTTAGACAACAAGCTATATCAGCTTCTAACAACGCCATATACGACATCACCTACGCATCACAAGTACTATACAAAAGAGTTTGTGAAGACATTGTAAAGTGTCTACAAGTACTTCCCCCTGAGTCTATTCTATATAGAGTCTATGAGAAAGCAGTAGGTGAAACAAACATGAGTATACTGTCTTCATTCAAGGACTTACCTATGTATAACTTTGGGGTTCGTGTTGTAACAAACATGAACGATGAGGATAGAATGTATCTAGAGCAGAACATTCAGCAGTCAATTGCTCAAGGTGAGTTAGACCTTGAAGATGCAATGGCTATACGTAGGTTAAAAGATGTAGATCAAGCGGAGAGATTGTTAGTTGTTAGACGCAAAAAGCGTATTAAGCAACGTCAGCAAATGGCTCAACAAAATTCTCAGATGCAAGCTCAAGCCAATCAACAGACGGCACAAGTCACGGCTCAGTTAGAGGCTCAGAAGATGCAAATGGAGGCTCAATTAGATGCACAGAAGGCTCAGATAGAAGCTCAAGTAAAAGCTCAACTTCTAGAAGTAGAGTATGGGTATAAGATGGAACTTGAGAAAATAAAGTCTCAAACTCGTGATGCTAATCTTGAGCGTCAATATGGGTTTCAACAAAGCGCCGAAGACAAAAGAGAAAAAGCAAAAGATAGTCGCATAAAAAAGCAAGCGGTTGAACAGTCAAAATTGGTTTCTCAGCGTCAAGGAAAAAGAGGAGAGTTAACGGAAGAACAAAGCGAAGACCTACTATCGCAACTATTTGATAACCAGTAAATTAGTACCTTTGTAACATGGCTACAAAAATAAACTTAGACAACTCCACAAGAGTAGATGTGACCTGTAGAAAAGGAGATACCTTTAATCTGCAATTCACTTTTACGGATTCAACGGGTACTGCTTTGGATGTCTCTGGATACACATGGAAACTAGACGTAAAAGAAACGGATACCTCTTCTTCAGATATTATAGGAGATTCTTCTTTTACATATACAGGAAACTCAGAAGGGAAGCTTACTATCTCCGCAACGGCAACTGTTATGTCTGGAGTTAGCGGTGGAATGTACGTATATGATCTTCAGTCTACAACTGGAGGTGAAGTAAAAACTTGGATTTACGGATTATTCACGGTTAACGAAGATATTAGTGAGTAACAACATAGAAATAAAAAGCGGAGACAGCATTAACATTAATGCATCAACAACTGCTGCGGTAAACGTAACATCTACATCATCTAATGTTACTAGCGTTGTTGTTTCTGGAGTTCAAGCATCTTCAGGTAGCTCTGATAAAAACTATGTACACACCCAGGCATCTCCTAGTGCGACATGGACTATTGACCATGGATTAAGTAAGAGGGCATCTGTCTCTGTTGTAGATTCGGCAGGTACAGTTATTATATGTGATGTATCGTATACATCTGATAATCAAGTAGTTCTAACGTTTGACGCATCAACTAGCGGACAAGCGTATTTAAATTAGTGTTAAATTTGTAAAAAAGAAATAAGTCATGGCATTAAAGATAGTATCGGGGTTATCCGCAACCAGTATACAGCTAAGTTCGTTTTTAGACTTAGCTAAGGGGGAA